AAGGTGTTCGCTATGTTCGGCTCAGGGCCACTCGAAGGTCCTTCTGGTTACATTTGGATGCTCGGGGCGGACGATGTGCTCACTCATAAGCGACAGTTTATCCGAGCGTCGAGAGACTGGGTGAACCACCTGTCTCAACCGTATGCCTTCACCACGAACGTGGTCCTCAAAGAGAACAAAGTGGCTGTGCGCTGGCTTCGCTTTTGCGGCGCTAAGTTTGTTCGCGAAGTTACTATCTCTGACAATCCTTTTTACGAATTTATTATAACCCCTAATTAAAAACTATGTGTTTACCTATATTTGGTGCAGCAGGCGCAGCGCTACTCGGGACTACCGGTGCCACTACTGGTGCATTAGCGTCTACTGGTGTCATCGCGCAGGCGGTCGGCACTATGTCTGTGCTTGGCCCTCTTGCCCAAGGAATGCTCACAATTGGAGCACAGAGTCAACAGGCTTCAATGCAAGCTAAGGCTCAGGAACGAGCTACGATTGCAGAGAATGCTCGATACAGTCAGCAGGTATCAGCAATGCGTAAACAACAAGCCACTGAGTCGCTCAGGCTCGCTCAGGAGGTCTCAGCGGCCAACCGGGCCAGTATGGAGGCCATGGCGCGTAAAGAAGTGGCAGCTGCCGAGGGAGGCATAAGTCTTGGGTCTGCAAGTTTCCTTGCGGAAATGAGAGACCTCGAGAGGCAGGTAGGGGAGCACAACTATGCGATCCAACAGAATCAATACTTGGCTGATCAGGCATACGAGATGAGAGCCCGTGACCTTGGACTCCAATCACAACAGAACTACATCAACATCAACAAGCCTATCGCTACTCCTAACGTCCTTGGGACAATGCTGAGTGCAACCTCGACGAGCCTTGAGAATTACGCAGACGCTAAGCGCTTACAGACAAGTCAACTTCCTTCAGCGCCTACAACAACTATTGATTAATCCATGACACGCAGAGATTTATTTAACAAGCCAACCCGTGAGCAGGTGCCTTTCAACTTGAGCGCGCCTGCAATTACAGGGAAACCCTTTCAGGCGGGCCAGTATTCGGTGGCAGTTCAAGCTCCTGTGCCTGCCTCACAGACGTCTATGGGGAAACTAGCAGCAACGCTAGGGCAGATAAATCCAGCAATCAGAGCGTATGGGCAAGCGCAACAGGCAGAGACAGACCTCCAAAAGACTATGTTTGGACTCGACTTTGCCCAAATGACGGAAAAGGAGAAGGAATTAGCAGCACAACGCCTTAAGAGCGAGGAGAAGTTTAACAGTAAGTTTCGCGGAGAAGGATACGAGCTTAACCCAGTCGCACAGATATACGCCAAGGAACTCATTGGAGCAGACAAGGCTGATGAGTATATGGCTTTTATTGAGGAGAACAAAGCTAAGTATATTGAGGATCAGGTAGTCCTTAAAGGGTTCAAACCAAGCCCAATGCAAATCAATGAGTTTGTTGAGGGGCTCACCGAACAGTTTAAGCAGGACAACCAAGACACCATGGCTGACCCTTTGATGCTCGCGGGGTTTATGCGTAGCACCTCTGAGTATCGTAATAGAGCAAGTGTTCAGATTGCAAAGGAAGCCTCGGACACTCATAAGAACAACGTGCTTATCCCTCAAGCGGCTAAAGCTCTAAGCAGGGTTTCAACAATTTCAGATATGCAACTTCCCCTGACTGGAGCCCTCATGCCTGAACAAGAACGGAATGCTAGGTATCAAGAAGCCTGGACAAGAACAGGACCACTTACTGCTACTGACCAGAAACTAGTCTTACAAAATTGGCTAAACTCAATGCCTCCTTCATTAGCACAAGTAAAACTTGAACAGTTGGCTGATGCAGGCATTAAAGTAGGTAATGAGCCTCTTAGGTCTTATGATCCTATTGGGGATACTTACTACAACAATTTACAAGACGAGCTTGATGAGAAAAACTTTGAAGAACGTAGGCAAAAAATATCTAACGATACCGTAATCAAGAATGAGAAGGTTAAGGAGTTTCAGAAGCTGTTTGATTCTGAAGAGTATCGGGAGCTTTCTTATACAGATAAGATTGAATACCAAAACAATCTTAGAGACGAGATTTCCAAGATAACAGATCGAGACGAGCAAGTATTGACTTCAGACGCCTTCAGTTTAGTTACTCAAAGAGAAGCTACAGAAAGGGACCGAGGAGTAGCTGAGATAAGATTAGTTTCTCAGCGATCAGGGACAAACAGTCTTGTGTCTTTCCAGAACCAAGGATTAGAGGAATTGTTGAAGACAGCAGATGACTTCATTAAAAGCAATGGGATTAAACAAACAGACCCTGCTTACGGGCTAATCAAAGGGTTTGTTGAGCTTGAAAAAGGAGAGTTAACGGAAGATGCGTTTAATGTTGGAGCCCCTCAGAACAAAACCATTGAAATGATCGGGAAGTTCAGAAGGGATTTCAATTCATTCATTATGGACCTAGAAGAAAGGCTTTTGGACACCAAAGGGGGCGAGTCGCTTTCCATAGGGGATAAGACTTATAATATTCCGGAAGAGAAGACATTACAAAGCAAGCAGAATATATTAGATGAAGCACTAGGAGCGGAGCGCACAAGGCTTCTTGAAGAGATCAAGACTGAGTTCAAAAGTCTTATAACTGAGAACAAGAAGGAACTTGAAGAGAGGGCAGCAGTGATAAAAGAAGAAAGAGAAAGACCACAACGCATTGCTACCCTCCAAGCGGAACGAAAAGAAAACTTAGAAAAATTAAGCATTGCGAGAGCAGGAGGAGGGCTGCTTGCCCAGACAACCTTTCAGGCAGGAGGTCGGACGTATTCTAAGAGCCCTGTTGAAGGTCAACCTGGAGTTTTTGTTGGTGGGTCTAGCTTTTCAAAAATAAGAACCCAACCTGAATTTGTAACTCAAAGTAAAGTATTAGCGTTTAAACTAGCGGGAAAATCTTATGCTGCTGATGACGTAATGACGGAAATTGATTCGTTCACAGCAGGTCTATCTAATGGAGCTTACCAGAAAAGAGACGCAAAGATTTTGTTTGGAGTTGTCAGAAGCAACTATGATAAAACTAAAAAATACCTTAAATCGGATTATGATCACTTCTTGACTCAGTATACCTCCAATATAGGGTTTCTCCCCCCCAGTGATGAGCAAAGGACGAATGCTAAAACTCAACTGGACCTAGTAGCTAAAGCAATCTTAAGCAGTAGAAGGTTAGCAGGATACAATCCCTCTGAGGTTTTAAAGTCCATGGAAAAAGGGAGTATCCCAGAAGGCGTAGACATCACGGGAGAGACCACTGATGGTGTGTCTTTCTTTGAGAATGAACTATTGGGGGAGAACTCAGACGGTAGGGCGTTTACCGTGCTCAACTACGACAATAAAGAAGAACTACAACCAATCGCAGATAAGCTAGGCGTTTCTGTAGATGCAATTGACGCAGCACAAAAGCGGGGTCTTGAGTATTACCAAGGAGAGACCACACCTGAAAGAGTCAAGAAGCTTCAAGAGGAAATTAAAAGGGAAGACAAACCTTTGAGGGAGACTATAGAGACACAACCAGGACTTAAGGACACAACTGATAAACCCAAGACGATACCTACAGTCCCAACTATGGAAGACGTTAAGGTGGACACAAAAGTATCTACGACAGAAGAGCAAGCCTCAGGACCAGCGGATGTCAGCGTAGGAACAAGAATATCTACAACAGAACAACTTCAGCTACCTCTAGAACAACAAGGAAATAAAGGTAATATTACGATATACTCTCCACAAAAAGGTGGGGATAAGATGGAAGGAGGATACCCCTCGTCACGCCCAGGGCCTGATGGGAAGGCTTTAGTCCGAACTGTTCAAGATTACGCTAACGGGACATCTAAATATATAACACTAGCAGGAAATCCTTCTTTTTATAATAAATCGTATATTATCCCAGAGCTTCCGTATAAAGATCCAAAAACCGGAGCCACAAAAACACTCCGTAACGTAAGGGCCGTTGTGCATGACACTGGAGGAGCCTTTAAGACAAAGCCAGAATTTCGATATGACATTCCTTATGGGAAAGACTTAACAAATAAGGACATGGCAAGCTATGACGCGCTTCTTAAGAAAGCAGGAATACAGTTTATTGAGGCCAAAAATAATAAACAAAAATAATTTAATACACACCAAAAACAAAACATGGCTATAGATCCCACTTCACTTGATGCCTTTACCAGCTCAGGGGCACGTTCACTGGACGGTGAAACCCCAGAACAGGAGTTCTTTTCCTTATCAGATACACTTGCCGCTCCCTTTCGTGGTATCGAAGGGGGAATCAAAGGTTTATACGATTTTGCCGACTTTGTGGTGGGGGATGTTCTCCCGGACTACGATACGAGATTCCTTGGGACCTCCAACACAATGGCAGGAAGTTTTGTAGAAGGCATGGCACAATTCGCTACTGGTTTTGTTCCTGGTGTAGGAATATTAGGGAGAGTAGGGCGTGTAGCTAACGCGAGGAAGTATCTAGGGGCAAACGTGGCTAATAAGATTGCTCGAGGTGGTAAGTTATCTCACCAGGAAGCACGAAAGCTCGCGAAGAATACCAAGTTAAGACGCTTCGGGGATAACTTAGCAGCTGGAGTAGCAACCGACTTCTTAATGTTTGATGCCCAAGAAGAACGGCTAAGTAACCTGTTGTATCAATACCCAGAGCTACAGAACCCCGTAACAGAGTATCTTCAAGCAACTGAAGAAGACGGGGAGATTGAAGGGCGCTTTAAGAATGCCTTAGAGGGCATATTTATTGAGGCAGGCGTAGGGGCAATCCTTGCTCCATTTATCTCAAGCGTGAAGATGATCAAGAACCGTAACAAGAAAATTGCGGACGGTAAATCACCAGAAGACGCTGTGGATGAGGCACTTGCAGAGGGAAGTGAGGATGCTATTAAGTTTGACTATGGAAAACTTGACGACCCCATAACAGGGATCAAAGGGCAGTCAGCAACAAAAGCTACCCCAGAGGAGATGGAGGACTTCATTAAGGGTAAGGGCTTAACATTAGACGACTTCATTATTGATGAAACCACGGGCCGTGTAGACTTCGCTACAGCTGGCGCAGGAGGACGTAAAGCCAGCTCTGAAGATATCTATAACTACGTAACCCAGAAAGGGGATGACTCCGCTGTGCTTGAACTTAGTAAGTTTAAAGTAGAGGAGGAAACAGGATCTTTAGGATTTATTGATAGAATTATTTCTTCAGTAGACGGAGGAAAAGGGACCTATAACGAATCAACTTTAAATCAAGTTAAGTTATTAAAAACTTTGCGAGATAACTTTGGGGATACTTTAAATCAAGTAAAAGTATCGGTGGGAAAGACGGGAAGAGCTTATTACTCCCCTGAGCAGTCTCGTGTTCAACTTTATGATAATGATAAGTTGTCAACAGTAGTTCATGAGTATGTTCATTCTCTTTCGACAGATATTATATATAAGAATTTTTACGTTAGGGATGCAAAAGGAAAAGCTGTTAAGGGTTCTGCATACTTAGATGAACTAGGGAAGCTAGTAAAAACAGGTAAGAATACAAAAGGCGAGCAAGTTCCTACTTCGCTTCGAGAGCTAGGAGACCTCTACTTAACAGCGGTAGATCGGCTGGGACAATCAGCACTATTGCGTCAAGGAGGCAAAGCAGGGGCGGCTGGATCTCCAGATAAAGTGTTAGGTAAAGGAGTTAATTACGGACTTGGAGACCTCCATGAGTTTGTCACTCAGGCTTTCATGGACCCTCAGTTTCAAAAAGAACTAGCCTCAATCACAATCACTAAAGGTAAGAAACCTGCAACTGTATACGATAAGTTCAAAGAGTTAATCGCTAAAATCCTTGGGTTTAAACCTCAGGAATCCTCCATGCTCGATGAGGTGTTGTCCGTTAGTAATTCAGTATTTAGGGACAATGAAACCTTTAGAATGTCAGGCAAAAACCCTGAGACAGTATCAGGAAGGTATACCCCTATAGATGCCTACGATGAAATTAGTGGCCTTGAGCAAATGAGCATATCGGGGTCAGGCGCTAAGTTTGAAAAGGGCTTAGGGTTCTTGATGAATGCCGCTACTAAGTATAAGGTTAAGATTAACAAAGAGTTTGCAAAACAAGTTAAAGAACTTAGCGGGACTGACCTTTATCGTGGGGTTGCTGAAGGGAAACTATCTGAAGCCTTTGAAAAGGCAGGAGTAGACTTTAAGAAAAGTTTACAAATAATGGATGAAGTAGACCGGGTATTTAATAGCACAATACGTAAAGCAAGAGAAGCTCGCGAAGAATCGGTCAAAGCTAATGTTATCAAATTTGATGATAAAGTTAACTTGGATAACTATACATTTAAGACAACTACAATTAAAGGACGGAGGGGGTCTTACACAGTAGAGGTGACAGACCCAGCGGGTAAAGTTACAACATTTAATAGGCGTGCGCTTTCCAAAGAATTAGCCGAAGGTTCAGTAAAGGCTCTTACAAGAAAGGCCACGTTTGAGAAAAACAAAGCACAAATCATCACTCAAGTTCGTAACGGAAAGTTCTTAAGACAGGCTGTTGCTGACGCAAACATTAACTTAAGCATCAAGGAGGTAAAAGAAGGGAACGGACGGCCTGACCATGTCGAGGTGACCTTTTTGGATGCTTCGCAGAAAGAAATCAACTTAAGGAATCTCCCAGATAACATCCAGAGGGAGACAGAGCTATACCTAAAAGCTCGTGGAGGAAAAGTTAAAGCGGTTAGCCCGCAAGACGAAGTCCCTATTGGGCGCGTTGTTGATAAAGACGGCAACCCGATGGACCCTGAGACTAGTGATGCGGAAGCCTATGAGGATGCGCTAACAGAGGTAATTAGACGGGCGCTTAAAGACGCAGGACCAGGAGGAGGGGTAGAGGCAATCAAAGGGGTTATCAGGACTATCTCGGAAGAGAAAGACTTCATAACCATTGCAAGAGCACTTGCTGGGGAACAAATAGATTTCCTTACTAAAAACAGCAAAATCCCTAAAATATCAGCGGATGAGTTACTTAATCCGAAGCAAAGCGTAGAGAGAATCAATAAAGAGCTAAGCGATGCCTTTGGCGTCAATCCTCACAACGTGGAGAAGATGGTCAAAGAGCTTGAGGGTAAGGGCGAGAAGCTCAAGGAGACCTTTGATGAGATGCTCAAAGACCAACTAGCGATTAAGATGCTCAACAATCTTATTGCGGAAGAAGTGCATAACTTAGCAAAGGAAGCCAGCGATCTCCTTAAGAGGACACAGAAGAACGCAGACCCAGAGATGCTAGATATGTATGATGCTAAGTATGCTCAAATGCTTCAGCAGATGGAACTGATGGTCAGCACTCAACGTCTGTGGGGATTGTATGGGCGGTATCCTTCCTTAGCAATGCTTCAGCGTAAGTTCATCTATGGGGATGTTAAGTCCAAAAGGTTTGATAGCTCCTTAAACCAACTCCAAGAACAAAGCATCGAGGCCATTCAAGCATACAAGAACGAACGCCGAGGGAGCATGGGCCAAGAGAAGTTACTACAACTGATTCTTACTTCACGCACTGCTGATGGCATCGAGGCGGGACTCAATAAGATTGTTAAGCAGACAATGGGCAAGCGCATGTTTGACATGGTCCGTGAGTATTGGATTAACTCGTTGTTATCTGGAATCTCTACCTTTGAGATTAACATGATTGGTTCTGCGATAACCTATGGGCTCAGGACCTTAGAGAGGGCAGGCGGGGCCGCATTGACTGGAAACTTTGAGTTGGCCAGGGCAACCCTGCGCTACGCCTTTGACGCTAAGGCTATCATGGATTCATTTGATCTTGCCGTTCGCGCTGCGAAGTCTGGAGAGGCAATTAGTATTCCTAATTCAAGGCAGTTTGATGATGCTAAAAGCAGCATGAATGCTATCCAATCGGACAGAGAAGGAGCCTTTGGCGCTGCTATAAATACAATCGGAACAATCGTAAGGCTACCCTCACGGGGGCTCTTGACGGGGGACGAACTGTTTAAGGCAATGTCTTATCGCAGCTATGTGATGACAGAGTTAGCCCTCAAAGGAAAAGCAAAAGGCCTTTCAGGTAAGCAACTAGGGGAATATGTCCACAAAGGAGTCAATGCACACCTCACTGAAACCGGGCGAGTCTTTAACGAGAAGAACCTGGTAATGACTGCCAAAGAACTAGCAGACAAGAAAAACCTTAGGTTCTCTGCTAGGGAAACTTTCATAACCAACTACATCAGGAAACAAAAGAAAGAGAAACGGTTTATTACTGAGGATGGAGTAGAGATTGGATATGGGAACCGAGGGGCACTTGCTGCCCGTGCTGAGCAAGGAGCTAAGATAAATACACATACCCAAGACTCTGAAAACAGTATAGTAAAAGGGCTCTCAAATATCATTGTCCAGAACCCATGGATGACCGCTATCGTTCCTTTTGTGCGGACACCTACCAACATCCTTGCGTTCGGTATAGAGCGCTCACCGTTTGGGCTGCCCATGCACTTCACACGGATGATGAGCTCTAAGTATAGAGAGGGATTAGCTAAGGGCACACCCACTGAACGCGCAGAGATTCAAGGGAAAATGGCTATGTCTGTAGCCACAACCGCATCATTGATCTACATGCTTGCCAGCCAGGATACCTCAAAGATAATTAGTGGTTATGGTCCTCGTGAAAAGAATGCGAGAAAGGCTTGGGAGCTAGACAACCAACCTTACTCAATCAGAATAGGGGACCGAATCCACAGCTACCAACGGATGGACCCAATGGCCACTATGCTCGGGATTATTGCCGACATCAATGAAGGACTCGAGTATAATGAGTTTGATGAGAAAGACATGGGAACAATATTCGGCGTCTTGGCGCTTGCGTTCTCAAACAACATCACCAACAAGTCTTATGTCCAGGGAATTGATAACCTGTTCAAGGTGCTGAAAGACCCAATCAACAACACCGAGAAATTTGTAGGAAGCATTGCAGGTGGGTTTGTTCCTAACTTTGTAAATCAAACCATGAACGTCCAAGAAGATCGACCCCTCAGGGAAGTTCGAGGGATCATGGATTACATGATAAAGAGAACCCCAGGACTAGAGGGAGACCTGCCTCCCCGGTATAACTTCTTAGGAGACGTTGAGACCCTTGAGTCCTCAGGAGGGTTTAAAGGTATAGTTGATCCCATCTACTCAAAAGATGTGGCTAAAAACATCGTGGACTACGAATTAGGCAACCTTGGGGCTGGCTTTGGAAAACCCTCAACCAGCCTAAGAAAAGGCTTTGAGGGCCTTGATATGCGTGACTACTACAATCCGGAAACAAAGCAACAAGCATACGCCAGGATGATGCAACTAGTAGGCACAAAGAAACTTGGAGGAAAAACCCTAAGGGAACGCTTGGCTACTATGTTCAAGGACCAGCGATACCAAGCAATGCCTGATGCGGACCCAAGGGACCCAACGGCGTCTTCTAGCCCTAAGGTTAAAGCAATTAAAAGGTTACTGAGTGCTTACAATGCAGCGGCTAAAAAACAAGTCCTGGAAGAAAACCCAGAGCTCTATCAGCGATACATCGACTCTTACAAAGCCCAGTAAAATGAACTCTTCATACATGCCGTCATTTATTGGATTCACAGGACTCCTCGGGACACTTACACTTGAGAGCGTCAATACTGTTGTTGCTATATGCGTAGGACTCGCAACACTGGCTTACCTTGCTATTAAAATAATTAAGGAACTTAAATAATATGGATAAATCAGATAAACTATACGAGCTCCAAGACCTCCTCATCGATGAGTTTTTGCACCGGGTAAAGTCAGGAGAGGCTACCACGGCAGACCTATCGACGGTCCGTCAGTTTCTCAAAGATAACAATGTAAGTGCGGTGGCTTCTGATGACTCGCCCTTGCAAGAACTGGTAAGCGCCCTCCCGTTCGACGATAAGAACGTAGATAGGGTTGTGAGCATGGTGAGCAATGGCTGATATAAAACAAACAGCATCACAGCTTAAAGACTTCCGCAACTTCCTCTACCTTGTATGGAAGCAACTAAACCTGCCTGCCCCCACAGCTATTCAATATGAGATCGCGGATTACATGCAGCACGGAGACAAGCGAGCAGTTATTCAAGGCTTTCGAGGCGTTGGAAAAAGCTGGATCTGCTCTGCTTACGTTGTCCACCAGTTGCTCCTCGATCCCTCAAAAAATATACTTGTTGTCTCTGCTTCAAAAACTCGAGCAGATGACTTCTCAACTTTTACTCTTAGGCTTATCCATGAGATGCCCCTACTTAAGCACCTCATCCCTCAGGATAAACAACGATTCAGTAAAATCTCCTTCGACGTTGGGCCAGCCCCAGCAGCCCACGCACCGTCCGTCAAGTCCCTGGGTATTACATCTCAACTGACAGGGTCGCGTGCCGACATCATTGTTGCCGATGACGTAGAGGTCCCGAACAACTCGGCAACCCAAATGATGCGAGACAAGCTCGGAGAACAAGTCAAAGAGTTCGATGCGATCATTAAGCCGCTCGACGACTCAAAGATAATCTTTCTCGGAACACCCCAATGCGAAGACACAATATACAGACAACTCACAGAGCGAGGCTACCAGACACGCATCTGGCCTGCTCAATATGTAACCCCCGACCAAAACGCTAAGCGTTACGATGGAAACATTTCTGATTGTTGTGTTGATATAGAACAAAAGGGGAGGTCCACAGAGCCACTAAGGTTCTCTGACGTAGACCTTGCCGAACGTAAAGTATCCTATGGTTCTGCTGGGTATGCTCTTCAATTTATGTTGGACTCAAACCTCAGTGACGTCGAAAAGTATCCGCTCAAGCTTTCGGACCTTATCGTGATGTCCATTGACACCGACCTAGCCCCTGAACGCCTAGTGTGGGCTCGGGACCCAGACCTCGAATGGGATGGCTCAATACCTAATGTAGGGATGACCGGAGACAGATTCTACCGCCCCATGAAGACGCTTGGCGAGCACATCAAGTATACCGGGAGCGTCATGTCAATCGACCCGTCAGGACGAGGCAAGGACGAGACAGGATACGCAGTCGTTAAGATGCTCAACGGATTCCTGTATGTCACTGCGGCCGGGGGCGTCCAGGGAGGATACTCAGAGGAAACCCTTAAGTTCCTTTCAATGACCGCCAAAGAACACAAGGTCAATGAGATTGTCGTGGAGAGTAACTTTGGTGATGGTATGTTTGTTGAACTACTAAAACCAATACTTCGCAAGGTCCATCCGTGCACCATTGAGGAAGTCCGACACAGCACCCAAAAGGAACGAAGGATCATTGACACCCTCGAGCCAGTGATGACAGGCCATAAGCTAGTGATAGACCCGAAGGTCATTCAGGACGACTATGACACGACTCAGAGCTATCCTAAGGACCACTCATTGAAATACCAGCTGATCTACCAGATGACGCGCATAACCCGTGACAGGGGCGCTGTGACGCATGACGACCGCTTAGACGCGCTTTCGATGGCAGTTGGCTACTGGACCGCCCAAATGGCCCAAGACGCATCAGAACGCATCCTAGAGCGAAAGGAGGAAGATCTTAAAAGGGAGCTAGAAAAGTATGCAGAGGCATATTACAAAACACGAAAAGGAAGTAAAAACATCCTCACTTGGTAGTGGTTGTAAATGATTCATTATCAATGTTTTAAATCAATGATCGTATAGGGATAGTAAAAAGACTATTGACAAGGGTTAATTTCGCTCTATAAGTACTCTTAGAGATGACTAAGAGAACACTATATTCTTTTAATTTTATTCATTTACAACCACATCTCTTAGATATCTTAAAGACTCTCTAAGTAACTTTAAGTATGCCTGATGACCATCTCGAATCACTCAAAGCCACTCTAGGCGAACATTACGAGAACTATGTAGTTGTTGTGGCTGACACACGGCACCAGTGTCGAGTGATCTATGACAATTCCTTTGCAGCTAAAGGACTGCTCAATGTCGGCTTAAATATTGTTGACGAATCCTTTAATTCCTATATAGAAGGCATCGAGATTGACTTCGGGTCACCCTCTTCGTCAGACGATGAGGAACCCTGAGTTGACCTTATGCTCTATATTTGCATTGTGTTGTTCATTAAGCAGGGCCCTTAGTAATCGCTAGGGGCCCTGTTCTATTTTTGACAAAAAAGTCTGAGAGGTTGAGATATACGGAGAGCGTCCCACATCACCCCCATAGGGACCTTAGCGCAGGCTTGTGGCATCTTAGCGCGTCCTGGCGTGACCTCTGCTCGCAAAAAGAGACTCGAAGGGCTCCCGAAAGCATCAAGGGGGCCTGCCCTGGCGATACTGGAAGGAGGTCCTGGAGTCTTGACCAGGGGAGGCAATCAGTGAACGCCAGGGGATCACCAGGGGAGCGCTGAGCCTGGCGCATGGGTGTGTGGGAGTGTTTGTGGGTGTTTTTACGTTACGAGAGCGCAGCGCTGGCTCAAAAACACCCTGAAGAAATTTAAAAGTATT